GGACCCAGTGTTTTGTTTTTAATATTGTCAATTAATAATTGATAGGATATCGATTCTGGAACATGTGCTGTTTTATCTAAATGTTGATAATCAGATAATGTTAGTCTAGGTGTATATCCAGATGCTGTGCTGATTAAATTTGCAATATGATGACCGCCGGTACCAGGAGGATAAATGATAATTATATCGCGATTCATTTTACAGTAGTTGATAAAAACTTTTCAAGATCGCCCCATAATGTAATCATCATAGCATCTTTACTGCCAAATAACCAGATATTTTCCCATTTATTTTTTGATTTTTTTAGATAATACGGGCAATTAATTTTACTACTCAATGCTAATAATAGTTTTGGGGTTATCGAAAATGAGTCAATTGAAAATTGATAATACTCAAGCTCTAATACATTGACAAATATATCACAGCCTTTTTCAGTCAATCTATAACCACGACTATTGTGTTTGCTGACCCACCATTGAGATAGTGCTTGATCTATGGTTATTTGATTGTCTGTTGGCAGTATGTTTACCAACCGTGTGGTTAAATCACGCTTGATCACCGGGGAACACAGTTTCGCCGGCAGTTAACAACACCACAGAAAACTTGTCTGTTTTAAATTGAGCATTTAACTTTTTAGCCAAATTCTTTGCGTGTCCAGGATTGCTGAAGCTGACTTTTTTGTATTTTGGCCCAGGGTACTGAGTTAACAGATTACCAGTTTTTAAATTGATGGGTTTTGCATCATAGAATACTGCCCAGATTCCCAGTGACGAAAGCACCTGCTCGGTCTTATAAGTCGCTTTGTTAGTTATTTCTGCCAATACTTGAGGTTTAGGTCTGCTCATCATTAACTCCTACTATTATTTATCAGAGTTAGAATGGTTGCCCGGTAACTTCGATATTAGTAATACCGGCAGTGTCGGCGGGTTCTTGTTGAGTTTGTAACCGCTCCAGAGTCAACAATAGCCTAGTTAGTTCTACGTGTAACCCCTTTGCATCGCGCAACGGCATGATAAAATCTTTGGCGCCACGTGCATCAAATCCCTGAAGGCGTTCAATAAATTTTTCTATGTGCATTATTTTGTTGGTTCTGTATTAAATGGGCCTTGGTATTCGTATCGTTGCAACGTAATAAGTTTGGGATTTTCCATTGTAATCCAAACTCCATGTTGACATACGCGATACCAACCCGCGGCATACCAACTTTTGCTTTTACGAGTCTTTGTGTACAACGGTAAATGGCGTTGTACATCAAACATGACATTATAGGCTCTTCCCTTGGGATTGTGTCCGTAAATTAAATTGTCTGCTTTTTTGCCAGTGGTCACGATGTCAAAGCTAATTCCAGCTAGTTTTTTAACAAGTTTTAAATCATCAAAAGTTGATTCGCGTCCATTGATACGCACCGAATATCCTTTGGGCATGGCTTGAATGTTACCAATTTTTTTAGACTCGTCCCTAAGGATCCAGTATTGATCGGCAATTATAGGTTTTGCTTTAATCATTTGTTTAATACTCCCTGGTATGTTTGATTTAGCCATCGGCCAAATTGTTCAGCATTTTCACTGATTTTAATTAGTTGATACTTTCCACAGAACTTCATGAAGCGAACTCCCACCTGTCCAATGTCTTTGTGACTGAGTTGGTCTTGAATTGCAGTATCAACTTTTTGTTTAATCTCTGCAGGTTGTGCAGTCAAGTCTACCAATGTAACGTTGCGATTGTAGTCATCTAACACACGATGTTCATCGCCGTTGTGGTCAGTCCAACGCTGAAGCATGAGATTGTTCCAAGAATAGCCTTTGGTGCCACGATCTTCGTAGGCTTCTTGTAGACCCACTTTGTTCTTGGTGCCTTTGGTGCGCACACCTGGATAGGCGCTAAACACATTATCGCTGGGATCACCACGCATACATTTCTCAAATAACAACCAAGTTGGATTGGGTACTGTCTTGGGTGCTTTTGTTTTCTTGTCAATAACTAACTTGTCTTTGTGATCGTAGATACCATTGATGGTGATAAGCTCATCTGTGATGCCATTGAACTGTTGCACATTTTCGGCTAACAATTGTACAAAATCTGTGTCACTACTGATAATAAAATGTTCGTCTTGTGGATGCAGTGCAATCCAACGTGCAATGATATCGTCAGCTTCGGCTTCTTCGTGACGTATCACACTACAATTAGTCTGCTCTCTAAGATAGGAGGTGAACTTGTCGTAAGTTTCCCAAAACAGTTTTTCCTCGTCAGCTTCCGACTCGGTCATTGCGGCACGAGCCACAGCACGATTCTTTTTGTAAGGCTCATAAAAATCTTTGCGCCAGCTTCGACCTTCGAGTGCAAAGATGACATGATCAGCATTGAACTTTTTAAACACCTTGTTCACTGCATTGAGTGTGATATGCAATGCGTAGCCTAATTTTTCTTCGGGTTCGGCTGCTCGAAAGGCAGCATGACGAGCTCGGAAGAACATGTTTGCTGTATCAATTAATAGGTAGCGCATAATAGTTTAAAGTAGTTTGTTGTCAACAATGTATTGTACTATATGTTTAGCCCAAAAGCAATGGGCATCTTCGCCAAAATGCCAGCTTTCTGGGCTAACAGTTGCATAATTGTTGCTCTTGAGCAAATTGGTGTAGGTTTTTTTGGGATCGTACGGATCCAGATAGGTGTTACCCCAATCAAATCTTTCGGTGATTTTGGAAAAGTCGCTGTTACCATTAAAAAATACATGTTTGATTTTTAGAAAGTTGAGCTCATGATGAAACATCCATATTTCTCTATGACTACGGTCTGTGCACTCGTCCCAGTCAACATCTACAATATATTGCTTGTATTTTAATTCTAATTCATCAGGCACATAGTCAACCCCGCTGGCATTGACTTGATACCAAGTGCCGTTGTGCAACCATTCTTCCCGTTCCCAAGTACTCCATTGAATTACCATCAATGTTTCTCTTAAGTTACCTGGAGTCTGTTTGGCAATCCATTCACGGCATGTACGCATTATCCTTTGGTTGCTACTGGCACTTTCGGCATTGCAGACGAATTGAGCATTTAACAAATCCGCTAGTTGTTGTCCCCAACTTACTTCCAAGTTGTTTGGGTGCGGTTGGTGCTCTAGGTGAATAAACCGTATATCGTCCTGAGCAAACGAATGTTGATTAACTGCTTCGGCAGCGGCAGTGTGACTGTCGCCGTTAACGTATAATTTCATTTTGTGTTATTTTAATTGCAGATTTTCCAAATGCTCGTTTGCGACCGTAGAATATATTTTCGTAAAAACGAGTAGCACTCATTTGTTTATCTTCTGGAAAATCAAAACTAACTGTGCACTGCTGTTCTAATGCAGTGTCTTGGTCTAGATATCCAAACAAATTAGTTGTGTAACATTTTTCTAGTGGGTATGTGTTTATTTGATTGTATGTAACAATCAAGTTACGTTGGTAGTCAAATAACTGTTGTTGTATGTCACTATTGATTTTGTATGTGTTGGCGACATACTTACACACAAAGTCAAATACATAATCTACCTGTTGTTCTAGATGTATTAACAATGTTAAACTAGTCAACAAGTTAATACCCGTTTGCGAAACAGTTTTGGTAACCGGGTGCGGCAAGTACCCGTTGCTCATCCAGGCGGCATAGTGTGTTTTGATTTTTTCTAGCAATTTGCTAATATAAGGATCCTGATTGACTGCATGGTACAACCCTTGGTAAAACTCTTCATAGTCAACGTTGTTGTGCTTGTATAAGAATTTAGAAATTTGTGTACTAAATCCATACATGTGAAAGGTATGCATAAAGCTACTCCAGGTCTGTGCTTCAAGCATATCTGCCCAGGGCAACGTCGATGTTTCCGTAATCACAGCAATGGTTTCGACAGGGCCTTCATCCTCGGCAGTGGTTTGACTCATGTAGTCAATTACATCTTTGGTCTGCATTTTAAAAATACCGCGCTGACTTAGATTCATTTCGGCATTTTCCAGCAGTTGGCATTGTATGACTTCTATGCCATGGTGATTGCCAGCACGTATGATTTCAAACATGCTGTGCTTCCAACTGGCCAATGTCTCCCCAGGCAATCCAAGTATCAATTCGGTATAAACTGGCACTCGATTTTTTAAAGCAAGTTGAAATATTTCTGCAATCTTGTGTTGGTTTAGATTGGTGCGTTTAATAATATCTAACACACCCGGAGTCATTGTCTGTACGCTCACAGTCAACCCATTGTTGAGACATGTGGTTTCTTCAGTAATACGTTTAACTAATTCAAACACGTCAGCACGTTGATTTTTTGCCCAATTTGTGACCATGTGGTCTGGGCGCCCGTGCAGTTGTTGTTGTTCTATGATTTTATCAACAATGACACTGTCGCGCTCTAGGAACATACCAAAGTTGGCATCAGCAATCAACAATCCATTACCATGTTGCGCCAGCCATTCAATGTCTGCTAGTACTCTGCTGAGCGGAAACTGTCTTACCTTGTTGTAAGTCAAACTGCCCCAGTCACAGAAAGTACATGCATAAGGGCATCCACGATTGGTTTCTATGGTTACATTCCAGGTAACTCCAGGATTGTCTTTGATAATTTGATCAAATATACCTGTTTGATACGGGCTAGGCAATACACTGAGATCCATGATACGATTTGCATCACCAGTGTCAATTGGTGCACTATCACGATTAATCACTAATCCAGGGATTGTTTCCAGTGCCTGCCCTTGCAACAACTTAAGAAATGCAATCTCACCTTCTGACTTAATGCATACGTCAATATATGGGTGGAGTTTAAATATATCTGGGTTCAACACAGCCGGTTCCGGACCACCAAATACAATTAATACTTGATTGTTTAATTCTTTGATGCGTTGTGCTAGTTTGTAGTTGTAATTGCGATTCCATACATAGGTACTAAACCCAACTACATTGTTAGTGGATAGTTGTTGCGCAAGTTCTTCAATATTTTCCCTGCGCCAAACTAATTGATCAAGTTGGAAATCTGTGTGTGGTTCTGCATAGGCCCATAAACAACCAACACTATATGGTAAAAAATAAATGTTGAGTTCAGTGGGGCCTTGTCTAAAGTTTGGCTGTACTAGACTCAGCAGTTTGGTCATTCTTGTTTGAGTGCTTTAAATGTTTCCGCGGCCACAACACGTTTACGTAGACTCGAACTGGAAAAACTGTGATCACGACTGTTGAATACGTTCAGTATGCCACGATCAGCCCCCTCCCATTTACCAGTGAATTCTTTGTCCTCGTATTCTATACCTAAGATACGCACATCCAATGGAAGGATTAGTAACAAGTCAATCAAATCTTGCTCAGTCTGATAAACAACAACTTCGTCAACATAACGACAAGCCGCCAGCTGAATCTGTCGTTCTACGATACTTTGAACTGGATGATTCTTTGTATCAGGTCTATCAATGGTTGGGTCTGTTTGTAATCCACAAATTAAATAATCGCAGTGGTTCCTGGCTTCACTTAACATAGCAATATGCCCTGCGTGTAGCATATCAAAT